ACTGAATTGAAGAAACGATGTTATCAAATATAGTATCAGAGATTTACCTGATGCTGTTGGAGATATCAACAACATTCTTTTATTACGAATTGCTTGAGCAAACGCTTTGAGTTGATAGTCTCTTACTTCATGTGGAAGTTTTAATGATAGCGCCCAATCATGGGCTTCTTTCATTGAGAAGTTTTCTGTGACTTCTGAGAATCTATCAACCAAAAGAGTATACTCTCTTTCTTTAGCAAACACACGAATGTGGTCTAACAGACCATGATAGATGTGAAAACTTCTTAGGTCAAATAGCCTAATCTTACCATCCCAATATCTTGATTTGTACGCTGGTGTATATTGATAACCAGGAACATAAAATGTGAAGTAATCTGACAGTTCTTGTGCTACTGATTTTTCGCATTGAACCTGTAAGAAAACTTCATTCACTTTCTTAATTGTTAAATCATGCACCCTGTATAAATCTTTCCCATGCTATAAAGTCTCGCAGTTGCCATGTACGATTGTTGAGTTCTTTTAAAATAGCGTTGCATGAATCAACCATTTCTTCGTTGAGTGCTTTCTGAGCAATCACACGATTCATGTCTTCATCGCTATCAAGATATGTAGATATGTCCGATTTGAGAACAAATGGAAATGGTTCCCATCCATGTTCTTTCAATTGGTCATCATCTAATTTACCTGTGTAATATTCCCACTTCAATCTTTTTATTTTGGCTAATTTAAATTCACAGTTCTTGACTTCAAGTTTACTGTTTGATAAAATACGCAAATACTTGCTATGAAGTTTTGGTATGTTTAGAAGTTCTTTACCTGGCTCTGTTCTGTCCATGTCAGAATCTTTGGTCCACATATCTAACAACTCATTCAATTTATTCATAATTACCTCAATAATAGTTACACTAATCTGCAACTAGTATAACACAATTTTATAGTTTGTCAATATTAAATACGGTAAATCTAAATGACGCATCGGCAGTAATGACTGCATTGGCATCATCGGTTGTTGACATCATTATAGATGATAGAGTTGTTGGGAAGCAATCGATAAACTTAATTCTATAAGTTGGATTGTTTTTTGAGTTAAGCAAAGTCAATGATGCATCAGAGTATTGAGGAGTTGATGTGTTGATTGCATTTGGTGAAAGTTGTCCTAGATTTTTATACTCTTCAAACTTTGTTGGGAATGTCAATGCACGAATCCAATCGTGAATTTCAAACCAAGAAATCAAATCTTCATCTACCAAGAAAGTTACATTGAGTACATCATATACAATTTTCTCTCCAGGTCTAAAGATATCAACGAATGGTGTTGATTGTGGAATTTCTGATAAAGACACTCCAGGCAAATTCACTGACTGGCAGAAATATTGCATTGCTGGTGCTCTAAGAAAAGTCAATAGAAACTTATTCGATTGAAAGAAGTTTGTATTATCGGGAGTTCTGTTAAGTGCTGTCATATGTGTATTTATAAGCAAAAAAAAGAGGGACCGAAGTCCCTCTTTCAAATACCACTCTTGTAGGTGGCTTATTAATTACATCAAGTTCGTTACTTTGAATGAACGATAGTAATTGTTGCTTTGTGCTGTCAATGCACCATAGCTTTGAGTGGTACCGTTTGCGAATGGGTTTGCAACCAATCCGTAACGAGTTTTGAAACCAATCTTTGGTTGGAATGTAGCTGTGTCAACAGCACGAACCATTTGCAATGGAACATATGGGCAGTAGAAAATACCAGCATCATATGCATTTGTACCTTTGTAACCAACAACAGCGAATTCAGAAGAACCAGTTGCTGTGAAATACGGATCGATGTACACTTTGATACGACCGAACATAGTACCTGCAAAAGTATTGCCTGTATCGTCAACTGTCAAGTTAACTTGAGAGTTCAATGCAGAGTTGTAATCAAGAACACCAGCCATAGCCAATGCAGATGCTACATCTGAAGAAACGATAAGGATGTTACCTTTACCACGGCGAGTTGTTTTAGCAATCGCATTAGCTTCTCTTTCGATTTGGAAAGTCAAGCCTTTGATTTTTTCAACCATCCAACGACCGTTTGAGTCAGTGTCTAAGTCGAAAGTACCAGTGGTAGTTGTACCAACTTGTGCGCCGATTTTAGAAACACCGTAGATTGTACGGATAACTTCACGGTTAATTTCAGCAAGAATTTCAGCGGAAAGAATATTTGACAATTCTGTTTCAGCGTCAAGACCATGAACTGCTTTCAAGTCTTGTGCAAGTTCCATTGTGTATTCTGCTTTCAAAGCACGAGTAAGTGCAGTAACAGTAACTTTCTCAATTGCGAAAGCCATTTCTTTCATTGCATCAGATGAGCCAAGTGTTTCAGCTTGTGATGTTGTCAAACCACCACCAACTGCCGCATTTTGTACGAAAGTGTTAGTTGTGTTTGCAGTACCAGCAACACCAAGCGTTACTTGTGTATCATTTGGATAATCACCAGCGTGAGTGGTGTTAGCTTCGTTGAAGAATGCTTCATCATTTGTGTTAGCTTGACCAGCATAGCGTGAACGCATTGCAAAAATCAAACCTGTTGGGCCTGTCATTGGTTGAACACCGCAGATGTCATAGGCGATAAGGTTAGGTAATGAACGGCGAACTAGGCTGATAAGAATTGGGTCGAAACCTGCAACTGGACCACCTGCGTTTGCACCGCCACCGAAACCACCACTACCAACGGTAGTTGCTTCACGAAGAATGTTATTTTCTTCGTAGAATGCTTTTTCTTGGTTCTCAAGAATAACTGCCGTAACAGCTTTACGATACGGGTCTTTGATTGGTGCTAGTTCTGGATGGTCAAGAACTGGCGACCATTTTTTGGAAATTTCTTCTGAGAGAAACATATTTTTGCTCCTTGGGTTTATTTAGGTAAATGTTTTGAAATTGCACTTGCGTAAGCGGCCATACGAGCGTCTTTGATGACAGGTTTTTCTGAACCATCTTCGACTTGCTCATGCATTTGCGATGCATTGGCTTTCTTCATTCCTGAAGGGAAGTAATTTTCACGAATAGTCTCAAGTTTTTCTTGGTATTCTTCCTCTGTGGAGAATTCTACGCTCTCTGCAAGCGATTTGATTTTTTCAACTTGAGTAGATGTCAATCCTTCACACACTGTGCGAACAACATCAATCTTTTTAGCTTCGGTCAATTGCTTCTTGTATTCGATACCACGCTGAATTTCTTCGTTCAACTTGTCTTCAAGGCTTTCAACTTTCGTTGCCAACTCATCAACAAGGTCAACTTTTTCAGCAGGCACATCGATATAATGCTCTGCAAATAGGTTACGCAATCCACCAATAAAATCTTCTACCATTTCGGTACGAAGTCCTTTTTCGATGGCTACTTCATTTTGTTTCATCCACTCTTCTACAATGTAGTCGAGATAGTCGTTAACTTTTTCTGTCAAATCTGTACGAATAGATTCAACTGCTTCTTCAAGCATAGAAGAATATTCGGTTTCGATTTCTTCTGCAATTGTATTGATTCTGTCAGTAACACGAGCCTCAAAGATTGTAGAAACTTTTGATTTGAATTCTTCAGAGATGTTTTCATCTCCAAAAATTGCATCAATGTCATCATCAAATTCTACTTCTTCTTTGCGAACTTTCGCAACTGGGTCGCCTTGTTTACGACCAGCCAAATAGTCTCCAACATAATTTTTTTTTGTATAACCGGCATCATGTATTCCATGTTCTTTGTCAGCGGCAGTAGCCGCTCTCATAACACCTTTTGCGCCATGTTTATTATGAATTCTGTCCATAGTTTGACTTGCTTTAGAAGGGAAAGGTACATCTCCATGTTCTCTACCCATTCTTTCTACATATGCTGAAGTAGCAGTTTTTAATGATACTTCATCAAGTTCTTCTGTTTCTTCCATTTGAGAAGATGCAGCCGATGGTTTTGTAGTCGGCGCTACTGCTTTAGTACCAGTAGCATTTTTTACATTGCTGTCGGCGTGCTTTTCAGGTGTATCACCACCCAAGTCTTGTATTTCGCCTTCTGGTTTTTGAGTACTGTCAGATGGTGCAGATTTCTTGCTTCTAGCTAGAATTTCGGCAGCCGCTTCTAAGAGTTGATTAGCCATTTAAAATCTCCTTATGATTCTTTATTTATAAAATTAAAGTTTTCGTAAAAAATTCTCGAATAGTTGTGCGGCAACCGTTTCGATATCCTTGCGGGATGCTTTCTGAATTGCAGTTTTTGCTCTGTCAATATCGACTTCTTCAAATCGACCTTCAACAAAAACCCATTCTTTTCCTTCACGAATTCCATGTACAAAAGCGTCCGGCGCTGATGGGTCTGCTACGATATCGGCCGCTGTTGCAAGACGAAAATCATCTTGTACGACATTGATACCATCATTTCTTTTACGCAATGATCCAAGACCACGAGAAGACACGCCTATACCAGCACCTTCATCAATCAGATTTTTGACGATGTTTCCGTAAGGAGTATCCATAATTTTTGCTTTTCCGATAAAATTATTACCTTCAGCTTTCAGACTCTTAATCATGTGTGAAACACGCTCAAGATTGATTGTTGGTGTATCAGGATGTCCTAACTCACCATACGCACGATTTTGTTCTACATATTCTTTCACATATCTATTCACTTCATTACCAAGAATATCCATAGAGTACTCTCGCATATTTTTGTTTGGGCGATTTGCTTGCATGAAAACGCCTTCAATATAGTACCCTTTTTTGCCTGTCTTTTCATCAGCTTCAGTCAAGTACTTTACATCCTCAACATATTCTTTAATTAGTTTCATAGTAGACCTACATCTGTAGAATAAGTAGCAACTTTTGAGAATTGCATAATAAGTGATCCATCTGTACCTGAGTTTGTCACATAGATGTTTGATGTTGAACCATTAGCAAGTGCCACATCATATACAGAGAAATGCAAATCGTTTTGTGCAAACAATGAAAGTAATACTGGACCAGTTGCATCATTACCACGATAGATTACCCACTTGCCGTCAGTGGTTGTAATCACATGAGTGAGTGATGCTGAGTTTACAGTCTCAAGTGAACTGTTAGCTGAAAGAGCCGACAAGTTAATTCGTGTGGCAGTATTACCAGTAACACGAATTACTGTGCGACTTCTTAGTGTGTTTATAATTTCATAAGCCATTTTATTTTAGTCCTATTGCCTTACGGCGGTTCATTGACATTTTTCTTTTGAGTAATGTTCTACGCAACTTAGAGCGGCCTTTTGACCTCCAAAACTTTTTCAAGTTACGAGACTTCTTCATTCTTGATACAGCAGATACACGAACAACTTTATTACCAGAAATTCTGAATCCTTTGATTGCTGACTTTCTCTTATTCTTTTGAATAACCATCTTACCTTTTTTATCTCTACGAATACGGCGGCGAATCTTAATGATTCTTCCTACCTTCTGTCTATTAGGATTAAAAGCCTCTGATAGTTCTTCAAAATAATCTGATGCAATTGTTCTTTTGAGAGCAATCAATTTGCGCTCAAGCATTTCATCTAGTGACGCAAAGATTCTATCTTTTGCATCTTCAAATCGTTGTCTGATGATATCGTCAATCATTTCATTTGTTTGAATGCAAAAGATGAAGCCTTCATCATACCAGCTTTACTTTTATTGACCAAGTCTTCAAACTTTTTCTTATTGTCATCGTTCAATGCTTTATGAACAGCCATAATTGCTGATGCAGTAAACCCATCAACTGTTGCACTTGAGCCATCATCAAATTTTACTTTTTGATGTTGCTTATCATCAACAATCTTTTTCAATGTATCAAATGCACTTTCGTAAATTACTTCTTCAGTAGC